TTTTCTTTAGATCATTGGGCGCATAGTTTCTCCGTATGGAGAGAACTAATCGGCTACCTTCTTCAACAGTTACGATGTAAGGTAATTTTATTCCAGTTGGTTCACCGTTTGAATCAACCTCTTCAAAACCTTCTAAGTCTAAATTAACATGACACTCTAATAAAGTATAAATTGGTTCGTTCTTTCCAGTTTTTTTACTGCCTTCAAGGTCACGTTCTTTTTTTTCTAATTCATTTTTTTCAACATTGCCAGGTGGTCCTAACTCTACATCTCTATAAAAACCATTGACTTGTTGTTTTCGTAATTCATTTTCAGATATTTTAATTGTATGAATAATCGCTTCCGCATCATCTAATGAGGTAGCTGTATACGGAACGATTAATTCATCTGCTGGAACAAACTTAGATACAGCTCGCCCCATGCCTACATCATAATAAACTTTTTTAAATGTAGAACCTGCAAGTGGTAAATGAAATAACATCGAGTCAAACTCTGCCTCGTACTCTTTCATCTGATCCATAATAAGATAATTCATAAAATCTTTAACACGTGTTGCTTGTTGTTCTGTCTGTGGATTCTTAATACCTATAACTTGTGTTCTTACTGGTCCATCTGCTGGTAATAATTCTTTGTATGCTTGTGCTTGAAACTGTGTGACTGCCTCTGCCATAACTGGATGTGTTGCACCTGAAGCTCCTTGAAATGGCTCTGTTCTATTCTCGTATTTAAATCCTAAAAGATCTAAACCTTGTATGTATCCTTGCTCCCATTCTTTTCGTGAGCTTTTGTAATCCATGTAATTTTGAACCATCTCATTTCCAATTGGTTCTAAAACATCATCTGGTAAAAGTTCTGCAAGATTATCAAAATGTGATTCTGTTCCTGGTACGTTGATTGCACCTGGCTCGTAGTCTAATGTTACGCCACCATCTTCTTCTGGGATAACTTCGATTGGTCCTTTTTCTTCTACTGGTTCCTGAACAGCAACATCTTGTATCTCTTCTTGTGAAGGGATCTCTTCTTTGTTTCTAGTGTTCGGGAGTCCTTTGTCTATTTCTGCCATTTAATACTCCTATAGTTTCTTAACACGTTTTAACAGACCTGGCAACCCTTGTGAGTTTGGTCCTGATTCTGGTGGTGGGCCTGAGTTTATACCAGCTAGTTTAGCAATACCACCTCCTGCTAAATTAGCAACTCCACCCGCATCTGCTATTGTCTGCATTTGTTGATCTTGTTTTATAAAATCTTGTATCTGTGGATATGTCATACCAAAATCTTGAATTGTCATACCTTGTGTTTTTAATATTTCATCAATCTCTTGTGGCGACGTAGTTGGAAAAGCCTGTTCCATCTGTTGTTCTCTTTTTTTTAATCTCTGTGCATCCGCCTCTTTGCTTTGAGCCATAAACGGTGCCATTCTTCTACCACGTTCTGCCATTGCAAAATCCTCACCTTTTGCAAATTCTTTTGCACGTTCAGCTTCAACATCTATTTTTGTTTTTGGTCCTAATAAATAATTTAAATATGATTGACCCAAAGCTTGTTTGATAGGAACACCTTCACTCATAAATTTATTCGCAGCAACTCCACCTTCTATCAAAACTTCACCAGCGATAGCAGCTGGACCTAAAACATTTTTTAAAAGTCTTACAGCTTTTGCTGATTTAGATAGTGCACGAAGATTCGCCTGATCTCCACCAGTTAATTTACCTGGATCACCTTTTAATTTTTCTATACCTTTTAAAGCACACGCCTGTAAATTTTGACCTGTACTAAAACCAACACGACCGCCCATAGCCTTACCAGGACAACCGATCGCTGCTAATCGTTTCATAGCAGGCACATCAAAATTTTTTACATTTTGTTTTGCTAATTCTACATTATCTAAAAACAATTTACTTTTTCTAATATTTTCTTTATCGATTTCACTAATCTCATTACGGTCTACTAGTCTTTGATAAAAAGGTTTTAAATCTCCTTTTTTATTTATGTATTGTCTAACAAAGTCTCTAGTTTCTTTTTCTGTCATGTTAGGAAAAAGATCAAATGGATCCATGGACATTATTTTTCTTGTGCTCTCTCCAAAAACTGTTCCATCACTTAGTGTAGGAGTTTTAAAACCACCGGACTGAAAATGATAATCAGTTAATAATCTATCTTGTATGTTTAATAATCTTCTTTTCTCTTTAGGAGATTTTTTAGATTTTTTAATTTTTTCAATTTCATTCTCTGCTACACTTATTTTGTAATCTAGATCTGTAAATGTTTCTTTCGCGCCTTTAGTTCCCTCTTGCCCAGCCATTCCTACATTTATCTCTTCAGGGGTGTAAATTATACTACTAGGTGTAATTTTTCTTGTTTTAATATCCCCAGCATGTCCTTTTTGAATACCTGATCCTCTATCACCAGTTAAAAAATCCTCAACTCCCCCTTGAGCTTTGATAAAATCTCTTCTAGTAGCTTTAGTTATTTTTTCTTTTTCTGGATCGGCTGGTTTAATATTTAAGGGATTTTCTTTTCTAAACTGGTCTCTAACTTTTATGGCTTTTTTTAAAGTGGGTATGTTTGAAAAACCAGATCTTGTTGTAGCAGCTGTTGTTACTTTTTTATCCTGTCGTGTAATACGAACACCATACGTTCTAAATTTTTTACCTGTTTTTTTATCTTTATAATCTGTGTAAGTTATATTTTTATAGTTTGGTAAACCTTTAAATCCTCTAGCCTCAGAAATAGGAACATTTTGTATTTTTGCGTTTTCTATACGAGTTAAATTTTCAAACCGTAAATCTGTTCTTGTTGAAGGTCCCTTTTTTTTAACTATATCTTTAAGAGGTTTGCTTAGTTTAAATTCTTCACCTGCTATGCCTTTGTCCATGGCGTTTATGGCATTGGTAACTGTAGTCCGTTTTAATTTTAATTTTTTTGCAATTGAAACAGCAGTCTCACCTGCCTCTGTTAGATCTTTTATTTGTTTACCATGAGATTCAACCACTTGTTCACCTTTATAAAACCCGATCCGTCCACCACGAGCCATGGCTGGTCGTGTGAGATATCCCATCATCTGTGAGTAATCTTTTGGATTCATTACTCTCCTAACATTCTTGCGATACCGCCTGATGCAAATTCATCGGCTTCCTTTGCTGCTGCCTCTGCTGCTGCCTCTGCTGCTGCATCTGCTGCTTGCTCTGCTTGGATTTCTCTTTCTACTACTCTACCCTCACCTCTAGATATTCCTTTAACTTTTTTACCAGTTGCGTATTCCTCCATCTGACGAGTTGTGCCTTCCATCATATCATCAAGTGTATCAGCGATGATATCCTCTGTATCAAAACCTCCATCAGGATCTGTTGCATATGTCTCCACATCGTTAGCAACAAACTCTCCTTTTTGTTTTGTTTCCATTTTTGCGCCGCCCTGAACAAAAACATCAGCTCTTCCTGTCTCAGGTCCTTTTTTACCTGGTGCAGTGTAGTTAATTGATACCGGTTGATAGTAGTCATTTTCAAACATCACATCAACATTACCATCCATATCATCAACCCGCACACCAGGAACTTTGTCATTCGTATATGTTGTGTATATTCTCTCATCAGTATCCTGCATTTTAAAATAATCCATGTGGTCAGGATTGTTTGCTTTGTACTCTAGGGTTCTAGCATCGTCTCTATAATAATTTTCACCTTTGCCTTCTGCTATCGCTTTATCGTATTCAGCTTTGGTGACCTTTACTTTTTCTCGTTTAAATACGTTCTCTGCTTTTCCCTCGTCTCTAAATTTATTTATAAATGATGGGAACCAATCTGGCATCTCTGTTGTGGTGCCCTCTAATTTTGTTACAGGTGTTTTTATCGGTGGGATATTTTTAACAGCATCTGCACTTTTGCCGATACTTAATATTCCTGTTTTAAGAGCACCAATACCTGCACCAACTGATCCTAAAGTTTTTAAAAATGCCCTACGTGCCTTGTCTATCGATCCTACCTTGTAACCGATACGTCCACCCTCTGCTCTAAACATCTCACCTTTCTCTCCAGCTTGTCTTAAATAATCTCTAAAGCTTTTCTTACCACCCATGCTTTGATAATATCTAAAAGCTTCTAACGCTCTTTGAAAAGCCTCGTCCTCTGCTTTTAAGATATCAATTCCACCATCATTAAAACCTGCACGTCCACCTTGTGCAAAGTCTTCTGATAATCCTTTAAGTGCCTCATCATAAAGATCCATCTGTTGTCTTTGATCTAAATCATCAAAATCTTTACCAAATTTTTTATTTGCTAAATCCTCTGCAACAAGTTGCGCATTATATTTTCTATCTCCTTTTACAAATCCCATTGACATATTATCGATTGCATCTTTAACCATTTTTCTATTTCTTATGCTAGCTATACCTTTTTTATTCTCTGCCTCTATCATATTTTTTATAGTCTCCTCTGCTGATTGCACTGGAGCTGCAATATCATCAGGACCACCTCTGCTTCCTGGTGGTGGTAATTCTTCACCACCCATAATGTTATCTGTGTTTTTTATTTGTCTACCTTTAAGATCAAATACTTTTCCGGTTTCTGTATTTCTAATTCCTCTTCTGATATTATCTGCTAGATTCTTTTTTTCAAATGCCTCGATTTGATTTAATATTCTAACTAGATCTGCCTCTGATTTTATGAAATCATCAAATCTATCCATAGACAGACCAGATCTTTGTAATGTGGCTGCTATCTCACCAGCTTTTGCCTCTGCTGTCATTCTATTAGGAATAGTTATCACCCCTTTGGGTTGATTTTGTGTAAGAAGTTTTCTAGCGACTCTTTGTATAATATTTATTGCCGACATTAATAATAATTCCTTTTACGTTGCTCGACCTTCTCGTCGATATAATCTTCAGG